TCGAAGTTGACGAACAGCTGGCAAAGATTAGGGCCATGCATCCGAGCCTATATATTCAAGTGACCCCTGGTTATGTCGACCGGTTACGGCAAAAGTTTGATGACCTAGTGGGCCAACGAGAGGCAGTAGTCGCAACCCAGATACTTGTTGACTTGTTTAGTCGCCTACAAATCCGGCACGATGGCAGCCAAATACTGCAGGAACACTTTGGCAACTCGACGATCTCGCAACGCCAAGGCGGCTGGGTCATCACTGCCCCAATGGGCAGATCAGGTATTTATGCCGGCCGAGCCGTCATGTTCGCCGTCAGTCAAGCAGCTAAAACGCCGAGAAGCATTGCAACGATCAGAAGCAGATCGACACGCCGACACGCTTAAACCACGCAAATACCACACAAACACTACATGTAGTGGTAAGCGGTTACTATGTCCACATGGTGTTCCCCCGAGCCCTTGCGATCGTGCGTGGCGTAGAGTCTTTCCCCAAGACCACGGAGGCAACTCCGAGCGCCGCCCACGTTCGTGAATCAGCCGGCCTCTACGCCCTGCTTACTAATCAGTTGGCCGGTCGAACAAACCGCCAGACAGCCATGCAAATCCCGGCATTCGTCGACGCCCTCAAGACGTACACACACACCATCAGCGCATTTTCACTGCGCGAATACCTAAACGGTCGACCCGTGGCAGCCCGGCAACTATTCACGATGCCATCAAAAATCTACCCATACGCCTCAGTTATTCAACGCACAATATCCGACCTACTCATGTATGACCGGGCCTACTGGCAGGTTACCGAGCGAACCTTTGACGGTTACCCGTCCAGCATCGAAGTGATGCGGGTCGAAGATGTCATTGACACTCCGGCAGTATTCGTTGGCATAGCAGAAAACTATCAACCACCAGCTGACCCCTTTTACTATCTTGGCCGCCAAATCCCCACTAGGGATGTTATAAAATTCTACGGGTCAGGTGAAGGTGGATGGCTAGCCAATGGCGCCACAGCGATCACCACGGCCGCCGCCCTTGAAGCCGCTACTCTGATGTATTCAGAAACACCTATCCCAACAGTGGCACTCAAAAATTCGGGGCCTGACCTACCAGGTGAACAGGTCGACGCACTCCTAGATGCATGGGAGGAAGCCCGAGCAAACCGTGGCACCGCTTACCTTTCCAACACTATTGACGCACAAGTGATGGGATTCTCAGCCCGAGATGTGCAGCTAGTAGAAGCCAAAAACATGGCGGCCGTAGCTATCGCTCGCCTGGCAAACCTTGATCCCATATGGGTCGGGGCCGGTATCCCAGGCTCGAGCTTGACATATTCGAACAGAGTGGATTTATATCGGAATCTAATCGATACGGCCCTACGCCCCGTAATGCTTCTAGTGGAGCAACGGCTATCCATGGCGGATATAACCCCGGTCGGGTATGTAATCAGTTTCGATACCACATCATTCTTGCGCGACAACACTGCAGCCATCGCTGACGTCATTCTTAAACTTGTACCGCTGGGCGTGCTTACTGTGGAGGAAGCAAAAATGATTATTGACCTGCCAGGCCTTGGAGTATTTAACACAACTAATGGAGTGACACGATGAAACAACTGAACACGGAATCAACCATTATTTTCCAAGAGCGTGAAGATGACAACGGTGACATCATTGGGGCCGGCCACGGAATGGCAGTGCCCTATGACACGGAAACAATGATTGGCGGGGTGCGCGAATCATTCGCCTTGGCATCATTTGACCTTGAAAATGTTATTGGTAAGCCACTGGCCTACCGTCACGGTGAACCAGTCGGCAAAATCACCGGGGCAGAGAACCGGGCAGACGGCCTTTATATTGATTTTGAAATAGTTGACACTAGCTTAGGCCGCGACGCCGCAGTGTTGGCCCGCACAAACACCATTAAAGGGTTAAGCGTTGGCTTTAACCCCGTCAAATCAATCATGTCAAAAGCACGCGACGCAATCCAACACACAGCCGTCAACCTACTTGAAGTCAGTTTGACCCCATATCCCGCTTACGCCACAGCCGGTGTTAGCAGCATTAGAGAAGAAGAAGGAGAAACAATGTCCGACACAATCGAATCGGCCGAACTGGTGTCGGTCGACCAAGAAGCACGCGAAGCAGTCAAGAGCTTGCGCGAAGAAGTAGGAACCATTCACGCCCGAGTATTTACGAGCGAAGCAGCAGAGCACCCACTGGCAAAATACCGTTCATTCGGTGAATACTCTAAAGCAGTATTTGCAGGTGATACAGAATCCCGCGCATTAGTCGACCAGATCACAGCCAACAACGCGGGTGTCATGCCACCTAACTGGATACTTGATGTCAAGGGAATCATTGACCTTGGCCGCCGAGTCATTCAAGGTGTCGGTGGCCCCGAGTCTGCAGGTGTCTCAGGTATGGACATTAGCTGGCCATACTTCGACGGGTCACTCACTGACTACGTTGAAGCCCAAGCAACCGAAAAAGGTGAAGTCAACAGCGCACGCATCGATCTGGACAAAGGAACCGCCACCTTGGCAACATACGCCGCCGGGTCGGACATCTCCTACCAGCTCCTTGAGCGCAGCAGCCCATCATATTTGGATGCACACAACCGCATCATGCTTTCGTCTTACGCTGCAGTGACAGATCGCAAATTTACTAGCGACCTGTGGGCTGACGGCACTGGTGCAGAATCCTACGACTATGCCGCCGACACAACTGGGTCACCATTCAGGGAGGCAGTATTCAACAGCTCGGTAACCGTCGAAGATGCAACCGGTGCACCAGCCACTGCAGTATTCGTTTCCACCGCAGTATTTAAGTCGATTGGCGGCTGGTCAACGTTCATGCCGGAATCAACCCCAGTGTCAAACGTGTCAGGCCTAGCAACCGCTTCCACACTGCGCGTGACCGTTTCAGGTTTGCCAGTGATTCGCGCCAAGTGGCTTGACACAAACGCTGCCTACAACGCCATCGTCACCAACGGGGCATCAGCTCGCTGGCTCGAAGATGGGCCACGTTTGGCAACCGCTGAGAATGTGGCACAACTCGGGCGTGACATATCCATTTATGGATACGGAACCACGGCCGCGTATTTGCCCGCTGGCATCGTTCGCGTTTACGACTTCTAAACCCGAAAGGTAGCCGATTATCATGGCACTAGTAACCGGTCAACAACTGGCCGACAATCTAGACATCGAGTATGCCGCACCACAGGACGACATACTTAATGTGCACGCCGACTCGGCGTGCGTCTTAATCGGCTACCTTGTCACACCAGCGTCGTTTGCAGCCGAACCAGCGCCTCTACAAATAGCGGCCATGACCGTTGCCACGGAAACGTATCAAGCAGCCTACGCTGCTGGTGGTGAATCAATCAGTGTTGACTTCACTCCCGGGCCTAGAATCAACTCCGCGATCATGGCACGGGTCACGGTACTCATGGCGCCATACAAACAAATGACAACAATGGTCGGATGATGGCACTCACCACGGAAGCCCGGGAACTACTCATTGCGGCCCTCACCGGTCTCGGGTACAAGGTCTACGACAACGTACCCACAGTGCCCGTCACTCCCAGTGTTGTCATCGTCCCAGACTCACCATGGGTACGCGCCAGGCGAATAGGGTCAAACCTGAACTATGAATGCCGCTGGCGCATCCTTGTCAGTGTCAACGCCAGGGTAAACGACTCCGCAATTAAAAACACGGAGGAAGCAATAGATGTGTTGCTCGCAGCTATCCCCACAGAATTCACGGTGGAGTCAGTAAACGCACCACAACTATTGACCCTGGGCACTCAGGGGACAGTTATCACAACCGAAATTCAAGTCAACATACAGATGAAGGAGTAAAAAGATGCCAGCAGTAGGAGTAACAGGAGCAGTTTTCACCGTCGATATTGGCGGCACACAATACGAAGATCAGATAACATCCGGCACAATCAACACAACCCCGGTCATTGTTCGCACCAAAACACTTTCCAGCGTTGCGTTTGACCAGGTTGATCTGAACAGCACCATGGCCGTTGACTTCTTGTATGACGAGGCAGCAGGTATCTACGCGGCACTACAGACAGCTATTGCTGCAGGTACCGCCGTGGCCGTGACTATCGCCTCAACGTCTGGGACATGGACAGGCACTGCAATGATGATTGAATCCGCTGACCTGACCTACCCGGGTGACAACGTGGTGACAGTTTCCGCATCATTCACCGGCACAGTCACATTCAGTTAAGGCCAAGGGGGACACATCATGCAAAGAGCTAGGTTGTACGTTTCAGGTGAAGGCATCGAGGAACGCAATTTTGAGATGCTCCAAGGTCACAGTCTCATGTGCACCCGGATTATTAAAACCGAGTCAGATACAAATGAGGCTAGGGCGTTGGCGATCAGTTACTACGAGGTTGAAGGTAAAGAGCCCGGTGACCTGAAAACGGTGGAAGCGTGGGCATTACGCAAACGCATCGTTGTAGAAGCAGTGTGGGAAGAGATCGACCCTTTCAACCTGGGTGTGATGAAAGGCTCCTAATTGAATTAAGTGTTGCCCTTGGGTGGCCATTGGAACATGTCAAAAAATTGACGATGCAGGAAGTAATTACTTACTGGGAGGTGTTGGAAAGTGGCTAAAGAGTTTGACACATACATTGTGGGACTGAACGAGCTACTGCGGGACTTCTCCAAACTCGGTAAAGAAGCGTCAAAAGAATTACGCCAGGCATCTAAAATTATTGCTGAACAAAAAATGGTGCCAGCGTTTCGCCAGGCAGCACTCAACTCTGGGCCTTGGGGTGAAGTGTTAGCCTCCGGTGTTCGTGCTGGCGCTGACCGTGTGCCCAAGGTAATGATTGGGTCACAAAAGAAAATTACTCGGGGCAAGGCGTCAAGTAACATGTTGCGTTATCCGGTTGATACCGGTGACGGTAAAGACTCAACGGCCCCCTTCCAACGCACCAGTTGGTTATCTAGGGCACGCACATACCAAAAGCCTGCACTAGAGGAATGGTCACAAACAGTTGATCGCCTAGTAGCGAAATGGCCAAGAATCTAATGGCAACCATAGGCGGCAAAACCCTCCAAATTTTTGTTACTGCAGACCTGAAAAAATTTAACTCTGGACTGAACAAAGCCCAAGGCGGCCTTAAAGGTTTCGCCAGCACAATGAAATCAATGGTCGGCCCGGCCCTTATTGCGACAGCTGCAGCGGCCGGCGCACTGGCAGTCAAGTTCGGGGTCGACGGTGTTAAGGCTGCACTCGATGATGAAGCCGCACAAAAAAATTTAGTCACCACACTGTTGAACGTGGGCCTAGCCCATGACACTAAAGCGGTCGAAGGCTACATTTACCAGCTGGAACGCTCACTCGGTATAGCAGACACAGAATTACGGCCGGCATATGATCGCCTAGTACGGGCGCTGGGTGACACAGAAAAAGCGAACACGGCCCTGCAGCTCTCTCTCGATGTGTCGGCCGGGTCAGGGAAAAGTTTAGAAGCCGTAACTGAGGCACTGGGTAAAGCCTACGAGGGCAACATTGCTGGCCTGTCCCGACTCGGAGCCGGTATCGACGCCGCCACCTTGCGTTCCGGAGACATGGAAGCAATCACCAGGAAACTCTCTAGCACATTCGCAGGCCAAGCAACAGCCTCAGCTAGCACATTCCAAGGCCAAATAGGTCGACTAACAACAGCTGCAGACAACCTTAAAGAAGCCTTTGGCCAAGGCATGCTCGACGCCCTGGGCGACAGCAACACTAGTACACAGGCCCTCGTCGATAGCATGGAAAGCCTAGAGCCCATGATCAAGGCGGCCGGCACGGCCAGCGTCGACTTTGCTGCAGGCCTTCTTATCCTCAGTAACAGGGTGGCTAACTTTGGCAGAGAGACAGAGGACAGCAACGGCAGCGGCCTTGACCTAGCGGCAACACTCTACAAATTACAGCTGCAACTAATACCAGGCGCGTCGGCAGCCCTGACATTTGCCGGAGCAATAACGGACGTTGGTTCGGAGGCCCGCATTACCAGCGGTGCCCTAGCAGACATGTACAAAAAAACTATTGCCGTGGGCATGGCTGCACTTGCATCAGCCGGTGCAACTACGGAGGCGCAACAGTCTTTGATTGACTCGGCGTATGACTCAGGTATTGCTGCAGATAAAGCAGCGGAAAAAGAAAAAAGGCTGGCACCATATTTTGCACGCCGCGCCGAATTACTCGCCTTAGCTACTGCTGAAACTAAATCGTTAAATACGGCGACTGGCAAAATGTCAGAGGGTACAGAGGAACTAACTAAAAAACAGATTAAACTGATCGCACTTAATGAAGATTTGGCCGCATCTTACTCGAACACGGCCG